TATTCTTGCCTGCCTCATAAGCAGGAGACATTGGTTCGACTCCAATCTCAGCCACCAAAAAAATAAAATAATTTTGCTAATTCCTATTGACAAATGCGTTTCTGTCTGATATAGTAATACATGTCAACAGGAGATAGCTAATCAATCTCAATCTGCTGGCGTAGCTCAGTTGGTAGAGCAGCTGATTTGTAATCAGCAGGTCGGGGGTTCAAGTCCGTCCGCCAGCTCCACAATGAATGAACCTTGATAAATCAATATCTGAATCATGCTTATTATTAACTCAGTGAATAAAGCGTGTCAGCGCTCTGAGACGCACAGTAATTTCCGTTTGGTTGAATAGGGATACCTATTCGATTGGGCGGCTATGGTATAGTGATATACCGTAGGGAGGCGGAAACCACCAACAAAAATGTGTGTTGCCAAGAGTTGTCGCTGCAAAATGCACGGAACTTTCGGGCGTAGCAATAGACGCTCCCAGTGGGAGAATAAGCCTAAGGGGTTATGGTGTGGCAACCATAATGACAGAGGTAGGCCAACAATACGCTCCGTCTTGATGCAGAAGAAATTCTGCTATAACGAAAGTCGCCGGTTAAAGTAGCCGTATGACGGGTTTGAAGATGATCTTTTCTATATCAAATATGGATTTTGTAAAAGAAAATTTCTGAAAGAACGGTGAAATTTGCGGGTAAGCATTCCCGCACAGGTTTATGTACGTAGCATGGCTTATCCTGTTGCGATACTGGGGTAAGAAGTTAGGGGTCGCTCCCCGAAGCTCAGACTTATCTTCCTGGTGGCAGAAAATTGTAAGAAGACAATGGAGGTAGGGTGAAGACCCAGTGATAGGTATGATTGAGCTATTGATTTTTTCAAGGAGTTAGTTAATCTATTTTAAGGGAGAGCAGTTCTATGAAGATCAGCATCAGAGAGAAAGACATTGGTATGTTTAAGGCTATCGATGTATCATGCAAGGATGGCGTGATTGTTCTCGACTTTGACTGTGCCAATTGTGGAGTGCCTATGGTGAACAGTAGGCCGATTGTCCCAGTTCCAATGGTGTACCCGCTGAAGGATCTGAATCATCTTACATGGAGTGAGATTGAGGCAATTGGCGCTGCGGGAAAGGCTCGTGAGACCTTTGCGCTTGGTGCCACAAAGAAAGACCATATGAAGAATGGCTATGATGCTGAATGGAAAATCATTGGATTTGACCATGATGATCTGGCCGACGGAAGCGGCAAGGCACCGATTTCGTGGGATATGGTTAGGGCTTACAAAGATGAGTGGTCTATGAATGACGAGGCCACAAACGCCGGCGGCTGGGATCAGTGCAAGGCAAGAAAGCGGATGGACGGAGAGCTGTTGTCTCTTTGCTCTGATGAGCTACAGGCTATTATCAAGCCCGTTATCAAGCTGACCAGCGCTGGCAGTTGCAGTAAGGATATTATCAAGAGTATCTGTAAGCTGTGGCTGAAGAGTGAAAAGGAACTGTTTGGCCGCTGTATTTACTCTGCTCCAGGAGAGGGACACTGGTATGAGTATTATCGTCAGGAGGATGTGCCATACTTTGCACTTGATGAAAATGGAGATCGTGTGTGTCAGTGGCTCCGCTCCGCCCGTTACAACGGTTACAACGGTTTCTGTCGTGTGAGCACGGAT